CAATGCCCATCATCTTCAGTTTAGGTTCTTCATAACGAACACCTTCACTGTCCCAAACGTTCAAAATGTATCTCTTTTTAGCAGTCCAAATTCCACGTTCGGCAATGTTCTCACGCTTCATCTGCATCTTCTGGTCGTATGCATTCACATAGGTCGCCAGTTCTTGGTAGCAACTTTCAATATACTTCTCAAATTCCACCTGACAGACCTTATCAAGGAACGAAACAACGCTTTGAGTAGTTTTCTCTCTTCCCTTGTATACACTTTCAACCAGAGGACCCATATTAAGGTAGATAGAGTCAGTATCAGAAGCAATAACATAATCTTCACCGTCCGTTTTTAGAATCTTATTGAGATAGGCATTCATCTTGTTCTCAATCCAACGGATAGAAACCTGACCAGACAAGGTGATTGCCTCTGCATTTGCTAGTTTGTAATAGCGGAAATACTGATTACCGATAGCACCATAAGCAGAGTTAAGTTGAATCTTCCTCGCCATTTGGATGTTGTTACACCGAGCAATCTCTTTTTCCAACTCTTTCGTCTTTTTCTTTTCATATTCCTGTTTGGCAGAAAGCATTTTCTTTTTGTAGATGGTGCGATCCTTATAGATCTTCTCCATCAGTTCTGGAAGAAATCCACGCACATCCTTACGATACATCGCACCGTTGGCACAAACCGCTTTGTCCTTATAAAGTTCAAATGTAAGATCCTGATTGAGAATCTTATCAACAGTCACATTCGGATGCTTCTCATCCAGAAGAGTTTCTGGAGAAATATTGTACTGCATAATGAGGTGAGGGTATAGTGAGTTGAGGTCAAAACTCACCACCCAATCATACATTCCAGGAACTGGTTCTTTAACATAAGCACCAGCATACTTTTCATCTTTGGAAGATTTTTCTTTTGGTGGAATAACAATATTTCTATTTTTCAAATAATTGTAGATAATTGTATCCCACATTCGGACTTGAAAAAATACATCTTCGTAGTTTACTTTGGCGTCATATGCCATCGTAAGAGCAAGTTCAATCAGTTTCATCTTGTCTTCCAAACGGTCAACAAGTTCCACGTCCTTAATGTTATACTCTACAAACTTCTGCCAACCATTAGTGTAGAAGTCTTTAAAAGTATCGAATTCAGAGTGATCAAGTTTCTTCTGCCCCAGTTCCACATTCGCAATGTGATCGAGACGATAAGACTCTTGATTGGTATAAGTAAATTTCTTATAAAGATCAAGATAGTCTAACTGTGAGATTCCACCAATGTCATAAGAAATATACTTACGTCCAGAAATATAAGTCTCATCTTCGGTCACAAGACCCCAGGGAGACATACGCTTCATCAACTTTTCACCTAGAACACGATCCAGACGACGAACAATATATGGAATATCGTAAAGTTTACTGTTCCACCCAGTAATCACTTCTGGAGTATTTTCTTCAATCATCCACCAATTGATGAAATCATTCAGAAGATCATATTCGTTGTTGAATCTCTTATAGTAAACATTTCCTTGATTCAATTTGAATGGGCCTTGACCCCAAGTAATAATTTCCTTTGTCGAATAATCTTGGATTGTAATCAAAAGAACTTCTTCAGCAGCAGATTCTACATCAGGGAATCCATTCTCCGATGCAACCTCAATATCAAGAGTAACAAGTTTAATCTTGCTGATATCAAATTTTACTTCTTCTTCTGGATAAGTTTCTGAAATATACTGATAGATATATCTTTCATTTCCATAAATTTTAAATCCTTCTACACCGTCATACTTTTTAATAAATTCACGACAGTCACGAACGGAACCAGGTTGAACTGCTTCTACATATTCTCCATTCAGAGTTTGATATTTTGTTGTCTTTTTTGAAGGGACAAAAAGAGTCGGGTTAAACTTCTCACGAGTTATGAAGTGTTTTCCATCTTCATAACCACGAACCAAGAAGTGGTCCCCGACCATCTGGACGTTTGTATAAAATCTCATTCCGAAATTAATTCAAGATACTTTTTAACGATTTCTGGTTTTGGATCAACAATAGTCAGAATACTTTCTGAACTAACCAACATTTCCGTCTGATTAGTTGTATCTGGCCAAGGTTTCATATCATCTTCACTAATAAAATGATATGGTTTGATTAACTTACAATTTGGTTCCCCAAGCTCAGCATCAACTTCTTCAATCTGTGTAATTAGAACAGTGTCCGCCCTAAAAAGAACACATTTGATTGTTCTACTCATTTGACTCATTGGATCCTCTCTTCATACATTTTACACAATCCTTCTACTGGATCAACAATTGTAACTACCCAATCTGGATTTACAGGGATATCTTCATCTGCTGTAAAAATAATCCAAGGTGATAGTGCAACATCCACAGAATTTTCAACTGGTTTTACCTCTTCACTCAGAAGATAAGGTTGATTTACAGATACTACAAAAGGTTTGTTAAAGACATAAGCCTGCGTCTTTCCATCAACCACTGCTTCTTTTGCTTCTGCTATTAGAGTCTCTCCAGATTTCAGTAAAATAACTTTTAAACTCATTTCTAATGCTCCGTTATATACCTATTATAGATCAAAAAAATGGGGAAGTCAACCTGGATTTTGCCAGGTGCTTCCCACGCCGACGATATTCAATTATATTTAGAGATAGTCTTTTCTCTTATGATGATCTGGAACAATTCTACCAAGAGTAATGGTCAAAAGCCCATCCTCAAAATCAACTGATCGAACTTCCGTGTCGTCACTGAGAGTCCAGGAACGTGTAAAACTCCGTTGAGCCAAACCCTTGTGGAGGTAGTTACTTTCCGTCTCTTTATCTTCTTTTTGACCTTCGACAAAAAGTTTGCCGTCTTGTGTATATACATAAACTTCCTTTTTCTTAAATCCAGCAAGTGCAAGTTCCAATCTTGACTCTACATTATTTACTTGAACTAGATTATAAGGTGGGTAGTTTGTTGTAGTTTCGTGAAGACTGAAGATACGATCAAAGTATTCATCCAGCCCAATGCTATTGCGTGTGATTCTTTCCATCAGTGCAGGAAGATCCGCAGCAGTATACCTTGTGAGGTTGGTCATTATAGTAGCTCCTTTAAAAGCGAGTTTGTGTTTTGTGGACCCTTTCGGCATCCGTATATAATTATACTACTTTCATAAAAAAACGGGGTGTTGAACCCCGTAATTTTTTATTCGGTTATCAAGCAAGAAACTTACGATAGACTCCTTGCTTTTCCATTTCACTGTGCTCAAGAGAAGCTGGTTGAACATCAAAATTGATCATGCCGTCTTCTCTCAGGATAACCTTATCTGTCGCAAAACAAAGCATTGAATAGAGTAGATCCATTCTCTTTTCATTGCTGAGATCGACAGCATTTTTATTCCAAAATGAAATAAAAGAGTTAGATAGAGTAGATACTACTTCCTCATCATTATCAAGTTCTTCATCAAGAAGGGCAAGGAAAGTTTTACATTCTTCAAGATAACCATAACGCTCACATAGAGTAATGTAAGCAGAAACAGTTTTCTTTTGATTGCTAAACTTATTCATTACGTGCTCATAATCACCAGAGCATTTGATTGCATTCTGAATGTTTTTAACCCAATTCTCATAGTTAGAAATTGCATTTTGAATCGACAACCTCCAACGACGTTGCCTTTTCAAAATATCACCAAGAATAGAAACTTCATCTTGGTGAGCTTCTGAGTGTTTCCTTTGAATTTCATCAATTGGTTTTCTGGGTTTGTTAGTTGCTGTTTTAGAAAAACAGTCAAGTTGCACACCAGTAACTACAATTACAGTGAACTTACGATCTTTATGACACTTAGCAATAGCAGCAAGACGATGCTGTGCTTCTGTCAGATTTCCTTCAACATTAAAAGTGACAGGTTGACCATCAAGCAACCAGTTATCATTTTCAATGCTACGAAAAATTTTATTAACTTGAGATTTTGTAATTTTTCTATTATCTCGATTGTGATAATCAAGAATATATTGTGCTTGTTCAGGATTAATATCCATTACAAAACAATTATACTTGTCCGTAACAGGATTAAAAGGAAGTACGGATTCCTTTACATAAAGATTAGACATAAAACTGAGTGAGTCAGTACAGTCATATCATAACATAAAAAAAGGGGGTTTGCAACCCCCAGACAATTATTCTACTTCTTTGAGATGAACTTTTAGTGCATCTTTCCATTGCTGTTCGGTATATCCACAAGCAATAAAAAATCTACGGACCATTTCTAAAAATTGATTTTCGTTTAGATATGGATCATCACATCTAATCTCAACATCTTCATCAGGAAGAGCAAACTTTGCATTTGGATTATTATGCCAGGCAGCACCTTCGTTTTGATGACGAAAACGGAACTCAAAACTTCCAGCAGACATCACTCAGCATCCTCAACTTTTTTCTTTTTAGATCCAATATTATACTTAGTTTCTAGAATCCAATCTCCCTTGTCCTTATAAGCAAGAACCTTGATTTGGTTCAGAGGAGCAATATCTTGAATTTTTTTAAGATCAACAATCTCAATCAGACCCCAATCAGCAAGAAGTTGGGCGATACGATTACGACGCTGAACATCATTCACAGTTAAGTTTGCGTGTTTGCCATCCAGAGCAAACAGTTCCTTAAAGTGAACGAGATAATACCTACCTTGCTTGTGTAGAATATGGCAAGACTGATAGATTTTCTTTTCCTTTCTTGAAGCAACTCCGATTCGGGTCAAAGTCTCACGAACCTTAAGAAAATCATCGGGTTCGTTAAGAATCACTTCCACCATTTGGTCGGGCGTCCACTTCACTTCAGGTTCTTGAACGACACTCATTTTGATCCTCCAGTTTCAAA